ATTGCACTCTTGGGTGCACTTTATACGGGGTGAAGCAGAAAAAAGGAGGAAACGGACACGAGCACGGTACGTCACGGTGTATTGTGACGAAGATCGATGAGGAGAATCTTGAAGTGATCTCATTCAATCTCATCACCGGGGAGAAGATATTCGAGCACTCGTACAAGCTCGGTGATATAGTGGTATTCCCGCTTCCGGTACTCATAGGACTGAGTGAGGCTGAGCTCGGTGTGCTGAAATCCGGTGTCGGGTTCCCGGACAGCATTAGAAGAGAGAACTTCGTACCCGGAGAGAGACGTCCGGAGTTTGTAAGGAATCTCGGTAAGTTCACACCACTTGTGAGGACGAGCTGGGAGACGGAGGAATGATTAACGGATCCTCTTCGGAGGATCCTCATATGGAAGAGTACGGTTACCCGTCGGGTCCATCCATGCCCGATGGTGTCGGTTCGGCTCCGACATCTTCCACCATTATTTCAATATACATACACTCGCGTGTGCGCGTGTGCGCGTGCGCGAGTTCGGCCTTGTATACTATATTATCTTATTGGACATTTTCAGGTGAAAGGAGATAAAAAGCGCATTGGGATGTGCTTTGACGGAGCGGGATATGAGAGGCAACACGTTCTACCGCACAGTTGAATACTACGGTCTATCGGATAACGGGATCGCTGAGATTGATCTCTTTCCTGTTTTTCAGTCTTTTTCTCCTTCCACAGGTAAAAAGGTCCGCCGCAAGAAGTGCAGGCCCACAACAGAGGTACAGGCTGCTCTCAATCAGCACAATGCGGAGAGACGTCTCATCAGGCTTATACACTCCAACTTTACCGAAGAGGATCTCACCATACATCTAACCTACCGTTACGGATGGCTTCCGGATTCGGATGAACGTGCGAAGAAGGACATACAGAATTATCTGAAGCGGATCAAAAGGAGATATGCTAAGTTCGGCAAGGAGCTGAAGTACATATGTGTTACCGAGAAAAGTTCCCAAAAGGGACTGTATCACCATCATCTGATCGTGAACGGTATTGATGGGATAGATCGTGACGACCTTGAGAGAATGTGGAAGTTCGGCCGTGCCAACTCCCGCCGCCTGCAGTTCGGCGAGGACGGTGTTGCCGGTCTTGCGATATACATTCTTAAACAGGCTGAGGTATGGGGCAAGCGTTGGTGTGCTTCCAGAAATCTTGTGGAGCCCCAGGAGAAGGTCAACGATTATAAGATGACCAAGAGAGATGCCGCCGTTTGTGCAGGATCCTTTGCCGGTGCTGCAGCTGTAGTGGAGAAGCTTTACCCGGGGTGGGAGCTGGTGAGCCTGCCGCGGGAGATGGAAAACGAGGTGAACGGTGGGTACTATGTTACTCTCAGACTCAGGAGGAAAGATGTTGTACAGAAACGGAATGATAGGAGGGTTATGAGAAATTGAAGTTCAAGTACGGTGGTAAATGGGGACTGACGGCCGACGAATGTGCGCACATCTACACTACGTGTCAGCTGTATTCAAGACAACATATTGAGGTGCGGGCTGCCATCGGCTCTCTGGTACGTGAGATCGGAGGTGAAGAATACCGTAGACCTTTGTTCGAGTGCCTGACGAAGCATGACTCTCAGCTCTACACAGCGCAGAAGTATTACATGGACTGTTCTACATTGTCCCGGCTTGTTAAGAGATTCTACGTGGAATATGCAAAAAGGTATCTGAGGTGATGCATATTTCTTCGGAAAATGCGAAGGAATATGTGGCACGAAACGCACGTGCGGGGGAACGCACGCGCGGAACGCACGCGGATGCGTGCGCGTGCGATAATGGAAGGGACATTTGTGTAAAGGAGGTAATACGAGAAATGAATAGTCTTCCATCGAATATCTCATACGAAGATATTCGGGTAATGTTTCACACCGGTAAATATATTCGTGATTATAGCTCTGGAGACAAAAAGAACGGGAAATACCGTGCGGGTGTGATGACGAAACTGGGCGATATCGAGGAACAGGAGTGGATACTAAAAGCTGAAGAGTTAATCCACCAAAACAATGAGTGGGAAGCATTTGAACAGTTAAAGCAATGGTATCGTAAAACAACTCCTTGGATTAAAGATAGACAAGATCTTCATAGATATGCCTTGGAATGTTTTATTGCGCGAATTCATGAAAATCACGAATGGGTTGATTATAACGCATTTAACACACAGTACCGTTTGAAGCAAGTAGATGATTTGCAATAGCATTATAGGAGGATGTATGAGAAAACTCAGAGAAATGATATTCCGGTGGCGATTGGTACAGAGCTCATCGGAACTGGAAGGACACCCGGCAGAAGAGGAAGGCGTACTGGAAGGCGTTAATGGAGGGGATGGTGATGCGTGAAAGAGTGATTAAACTTATACAGTCATCTGTAGACGGTTGTGCAAGACATTGGGCCGAAGTAATTGCCGATCATCTTCTCGCCAGCGGTGTTATCGTACCGCCTTGTAAGGTGGGGGATACGGTGTATATGCCGTGGGTGTGGGACGGAACAAGAGGCGTTGCTATTCTTGACATAACACACATTATTGATGATGGTTTACAAGCATATGTCGAAACAGATTTTCACACAGACGATGAAAATTATTATAACAAATACTGTTGTGGGAGATTTGGGTTTGATGATTTCGGCAAAACCGTATTCCTTTCAAGAGAGGAAGCTGAGCAGGCTTTGAAAGGAAGTGAGTGATGGCCAATAAAAAGAATTGCAAACACCAGGGCTTCACTTATGCCAAGGACGGATATAAGAATGTGCATATCATATGTGATCTCGACGGAGAAAACCGTTCCAGAGAGTATTGCACGGAATGCACAAATTATGTACCTCGTAAAACTGAGAAAGGTGGTGAGGGGTGATGGATATAACTCAGGTAACGAAAACTGTGCTCGGTAAGATCGAGGATGCTTTTGCTGAGGCTCTGCAGGAATGCACGACCGAGGAGGAAGGTTACGCTCTCGTAATGTTGATTGCCAAGGGAATGGAAGGTGCAATGGAAAGAGCTGCTGAGCGTGTGGTGAATTTCGGAAAGGAGGAGGAGTGATGGACAGATATGAAGTACGCGATGTAGTTTGTGATTATGGAGTTTTTGAGAATGATGAGCTGAAACTTGTTCTCAACTCAAGAAGGATCGCAGATGGAATACGTATGCTTTGTGAAGAGGATCAAAAGCGAGGAGGCAGCAGGAGCTGTCCTGAGTGCGGGTTCGCTTACTACAGCAACGACGGGGATTATAATTACTGTCAGAAATGCGGTGCGAAGCTTGAAAAAGAAGAAATCCAACCGGTGAGAGTGAATCCTTTACCGCTTGTGTACAGAGATGAATTGAAGGCGATCCGCGAAAGAATAGCCTGTCCTCAATTAGGTGATGTTCATTACGGTAGGTGGGGCTGTTTGAATTTGGAGAAACGGATTCTTATCGCACGTCTCATACGGACGATAGAATTTCTTGATGAGGCGGTACGTCAGTATACAGATCCGGGTGAAGCACAGTGTACAGAGTGCAGTAGTTCCGGAAACAAATTTCTGGATATCATCGGATGCCAACAGGCAGAGATCGCGAAGTTGAGGGAAAACGAGAAGAAATATAAAAGAGTATACGCTCTGTTAGAGGATCTACTTATTATCCCGAACATAGATTGTGCCGGCAAGTTTCGTCCGATCAAGAACACATCAAGGCATCAGGTATACCGTACTGTTTTGGATGCTCAAATTATACTTGGCATGAATAGACGGAACTATACTAGAACGGATCCGGGTGAGGATAGTGGACTGTAGAAAGTGTCGGCGTTTCGTTTGGTGCGAATGGCCGAAGATCGTGTTTCACAAGGTCAGCGGGATCGAGTGCGATGAATATGAGAACGGAGAGGAGGTGAGCTGTGATGAAGAAGATTATTCTCTAAAAGATCTCGGGAACCCCGGAAAATGAAAACAAATAATTCAAAAAACAAAAAGGAGCATGAACATGGAAAAGAAGATCATTGATGTCACGTGTGCGTTTGCGGCCGTATTGGAAGAGAAAACCGGAAATTGTGGAGAGGGAGAAGACTTGTGCGCTCTCACCATTCCGGTAGAAGATGCCAAAATGATCATCGAGTATATTCTTGCCACAGAAAAAGCGAAGGCGCCTTGTACGGCCACAGAAGAAGCGAAGAACACTGCTTTCGATCACACGATCGAGATGATGCGTTCGTCCGATTACAAGGAACGCTTCAGAGCTGAGTATGAGCAGACGAAGATCCGCTATGAGAAACTGAAGAAGTTCAACACGAAGATTGAAGCTGCAGGCAGAATGAGTTGTTACAGGATCGAACCGATCCCCGCAGAACCGAAACACGATTGTCCTCCCGATCTGCTCCGTGAGCAGCAGAGGACTATGGGTGAATACCTGCATCTGCTTGAGGTCAGAGCTGAGATTGAACATATTGAACTGTGATGATACCGAAACAAATTAAAGTAGGCGGTTTCTTGTACGATGTGGAAGTGAAGGATGCTCCGTTCGTAGGTGAAAACGGCAGCGTGGTTGATGGAGAACATGCCTTTGCCGGAAAGAAGATCACTGTGGCAGATTACGGATGCAAAGAGTACAGAGATCTTGTTTTCCTTCATGAGGTGTGCCATGCTATCATTGAAGCATATGTTTCGCCTGAAAAACAAGACGAGAGATTTGTAGAAGGCTTTTCAAAGGGACTTTATCAAGTGCTACACGATAACCCAGATTTAATCAAATAATACCCGATCCGGGAGGGAGAGATCCTTCCCGGATCTTTTTTTATTATCCGATGTCTTGATCCGCGTGGGATCTTCTTTGGTTTTTAGGTGAAGTTGTGCCGGTGATAGCCTGCCCGTGCTACGGGCAAAGTTGCAATTAAACGACCCCCTAAGGGTGGTATTGTATAGGTACCGGGATGGAGTATCCGGCATAGCGTTCGGAACGGGAAAGGGGTGGGGATTCCGGTTTTACGAAGTAAAATTGCTGTCGCGCTCGACAGCAAAGGGATAACCACCCAAGCGAAGCGGTGGGGAGAGGATTTGCTTCGACAGAATGCGTTTCAGGGTGAAGGAGGAGAGTTGTGGCGGAAAAGAAATACAAGACTGCGGCAGCTCTCCGACGAGCCTGCGAAAAATACTTTAATTCGATCTCGCGGACAGTTCCTGCTACAGAGCTGTACAATACCGGCGAAAAAGACGAATGGGGACACTTTATCTTTGATAAGCGAAAGATCCTTAACGATGCCGGCGAGGAGATCAGATACATCGAATACGCGGTACCCCCATCCATCGCTGCGATGTGTCTTTATCTTGGAATCTGTACTGAGACATGGCGAAGGTACATCAGCGCCGATGAAGAATGGAAAGCCGTTGGAACATGGGTCCGATTGACGATCAGAGCTTATCTTCTTCACGAGCATATGACACGGACGAAGGGGATTCGTGCTGTGGAGATCAACCTTGAGAGAAATTACTCTGAAGGTGAGGATGTTGCGATCGGTAGTGTTGATCGTTCGGCTGAACTGACAGCTGATCAGAAGCTGGCTGTTATAAGACAGCTTGCGGAGAGGGTGCAGAAACTTGAAGGGGATGAATAATCGTGAGATCAATGCTGCCTATGCCGCAGCTGTGGATCTCGGGAATCTTCTTGACAGGACTCTTGATAAGTTTCAGCCGCTTCTTTTCTGCAGGAAGAGATACCTTGTACTCAAGGGCGGCGGTGGATCCGGTAAGAGTCACTTTGCCGCTGACAAGGTTTTATGGAGATCTATCGGAGAGGCGGGGCACCGTCAGCTTGTAGTGCGAAAGGTCGGCAAGGATCTTCGTGACTCATGCTTTTCTCTGCTCCGGTCTCATCTCGGTGAGCACTATCCCGATCTTGACGTGAAGGTGAACGTGACAAACATGACGTTTACGTTCCCCAACGGATCGGAGATCCTGCTTCGAGGTCTTGACAACGTTGAGAGACTTAAGTCGATCCACCACATCACATCTGTCTGGATCGAGGAGGCGACGGAGCTTGAGGAGAGGGATCTGTCACAGCTTGACATCAGACTTCGTGATCCCAGCCCGTACTACAAGCAGACGATCATTACCTTTAACCCGGTCAGTGCTACTCACTGGCTGAAGGCAAGGTTCTTCGACAAACCTGATCCCCGTGCGAGAATCTCGGAATCCACGTATCTCGACAACAGATTCCTGCCCGTGGAGTCGGCGGAGGTGCTTGAGCACTTCCGTGAGACAGATGAATACTACTACCAGGTATACTGCCTCGGTCAATGGGGAGTTACGGGCCGCACGGTATTCAATGCTCGTTTGATCTCGGAGAGGCTGACATCTCTCTCAGAGCCGCGAGAAGTCGGTTATTTTGAGAATATTCCTCCCGAGGGGCAGAAGCCTATCGATGCAAAATTCGTTCATCTCGGAGCTGCTGACGGCTCGGGAAACGGTATTATTCGCATTTATAAGAATCCCGAAGAGGGTAAGAGCTACGTTATCGGCGCCGACACTGCCGGTACAGGTTCAGACTGGTTTGTAGGTCAGGTGATCGATGCGGTGACGGGTGAGCAGGTATGCACGCTCAGGATGCAGGACGGTGAAGAGATGTTCGCCGCTCAGCTGTACTGTCTTGGGCTTATGTACAACAGTGCTCTCCTTGCGGTGGAGGTGAACTTCTCCACATACGTGGTGAGGAAGCTCCGTGAGTGGGGATACCCGAGGCAATACGTTCGTGAGGTGCTTGACACCTTCACGGGTAAGATGCAGATGAAACACGGATGGGTGACGGACTCAAAGACACGTCCGCTTGCCATTGCTTATCTGGTTGAGTCTTTCCGGGATGATGTGTCTGCGATCCATGATCGGGTGACGCTGGAGGAGATGCAGACGTTCGTGCGAAATGCGGAATTTCGCCCGGAGGCTGAAGCCGGTGCACACGATGACTGTGTGATGGCTCTTGCCATAGCATATGCGGCAAGGAGTCAGGCACCGTCGCCGAAGATCATCGTTCCCGGTGTGGAGAAGGCGAAGGATCCCTGGACGAAGGATATGTGGGACGATTACAATGCCGGCTCGGAGTCAGAACGGCAGATGATGATAAAGATGTGGGGTGCGCCACGTTGAGAACGTGGAGATAAGAGGTAAGAGTGAAGAGGTAAGAGGTGCTTTTCGTGCCGAAAAGCAATTTATAACATCAAAATGTGAAGTGGTAAGAAGTGGTAAAGCGAAAGGAGATTTTACGATTTGGCGAAGCTTACTGAAAATCAGATGACGAAGGCTGAAAAATGGAAGGCGAAATTTGAAGCAGCGTACACGGCGTACGCCGGTGCTCTTGCGGATATGACGAAAAGGGAGAAGATCTATCTCGGGACAAACAAGATAACGCCCGTATTCGAGGGAGACGAGGCAAAGAACACGCCTCATCTGCGAAACGTCGTAGCTGAGCTGATCGAGGCTCAGGTACAGAGCTACTTCCCTTTCCCGAAGGTATCTCCCATGGATGCTGAGGATGAGGATTTCGCAAAGGAGATCGAGGATCTTCTCCGCAGTGAGATGGACCGTATGCCTTTTGAGGATGTGAACGATATGATGGAACGTATCGTTCCCGTTCAGGGCGGTGCAGCCTATCTCGTTGAGTGGGATTCCACTGCACGTCGTGGTCGCAGCAAGGGTGAGCTTTGTGTGACGTATCTTCATCCGAAGCAGATCATTCCTCAGCCCGGTGTTTACACGGACGTTGAGGACATGGACTATATATTCCTGATCCTGCCTCAGACGAAGGAGTACATACGCCGCAGATACGGTGTTGACGTATCGGATGAGAGTGAGGAGTTCCCCGAGGTAAAGGCATCTATGGATTCTCTTGAGGAGGCTCAGGCAGAGAACGATATGGTCAGTCAAATCGTTGGATATTTCCGCTCCGATTCCGGTGCTATCGGTCGTGTGTCGTTTGTAGGTGACACGGTTCTCGAATACACCGATGACTACCAGGCGAGACATCTGATGCGGTGTGAGGACTGCGGAAAGATCGTTCTGTCCGGTGAAGGAACGTGCGAGAGCTGCGGATCCTCCCGTGTAAGTGATTCTGCAGAGAGATTTGAGGAGAGGTACGACACACTTGAGTTGTATGACGGTTCGGTGCTCGCTCCGGACAGCGCAAACGTACTGGATCCCGAACCTCTGAAGATCCCGAACTACGTACCCGACGTATATCCCGTGGTTCTGCAGAAGAACATTTCGGAATACGGCAGGTTCCTGGGCACATCCGACGTGGACAAGCTTGAGAGTCTGCAGAACATGATAAACCGTCTCGAAGGTGCCATTGCAGAGAAGCTCTGTGAGGCTGGATCTCTCGTCAGCCTACCTGCTAACGTGAAGATTACGACTGCAGGCGGAAAAAACATGAAGGTGATCCGCATCAAGCCTGAAGAGGCAAGTCTTGTCGGTGTTTATACCCTTCAGGGTGAGATCGGTCAGGACCGTGTACACCTTGATGCAGTATACGAGGAGATGAAGCAGGCCATCGGTATCACTGACTCCTTCCTCGGGCGCCGTGATCCTACAGCCACAAGCGGTGTTGCGAAGGACTTTGCGGCGAAGCAGTCTGCAGGCAGACTTGAATCAAAGTCCGTATGCAAGGCTTCAGCCTTCGGCCGCCTTTACGAGGTGATGTTCAAGTTCCTGCTCGCCTATGCAGACCGCCCCATTTCGGTACCGTACCGAGCTGACGGCGGTGAGATCGCATACAGAAAGTTCGACAGATACGATTTCCTTCGCCGTGATGAATTCGGTGAGCTGTGGTGGGATGACTCCTTTATATTCTCCTGCGACAGTGCATCCTCCCTTGCTACTAACCGTGAGGCTATGTGGCAGGAGATCAGAGGTAATTACACCTCCGGTGCGTACGGAGATCCTACTGCAAACGAAACGAGACTTCTTTTCTGGCAGAAGATGGACGAGCAGCACTATCCCGGTGCTGCCGCAAATGCACGGATCTTCAGGCAGAAGGTAGAGGAGGAACAGGCATTGGCTGCAGCTCAGGCACAGATGCAGGCAGTGCCTATGGCAAACGGTATAAACGGTATACCGGTATCCCCGACGGGGATGCCGTGATGCCGGGTATATAAATTCCCCATGAAAGGAGGACAAGGTATGAAGAACGGAAAAGGTCGTCCCGGTTATGCGGGCAGGATCAAGAACACCGGCTCTCAGATGGTGAAGGCTCCTTTCGACTCCGGTGCTTCCGGTGTCGGTAACGGTAAGGTCATTCGCGGTAATGATCTGAGAAACGGTAAGAGTGGCAAGTAAGGCGCTCTGTCACAAGCGCAGCGGAATGCTGCAATAACGCAGCACTTTGCTGCATCCTTCTGTCAAGGTAATGACTGTACTCACGGGAACAGAGTAAAAATCCCTACGCACAGGAATAGCGTAAAAATCCTTACTCACGGAACAGAGTAAAAATCCAACTTAAGAAAGGCTATAACAATGAACGGACTTGAAGAAAAAGATTATGCACAGGCTCTCGGTGTAGAGCTTCCCGAACCCGAACCTGCAGCAGAACCTGCGGCGGATCCTGCTGATAGTGCCGATGCCGATGTCAGTACCAATAACGGTACCGATGCGCCTACGGACGATGGTGGTGAGGATCCTGTCACAGATCCCAATGCTTCCGCTGCGGCAAGACGCAGGAATTATGAAGAACGCATGGAAAAGCGTATTGAACGTGAGAGGGAGAGGGCAAGGCAGGAGGAACGTGCTCGAATGATCGCTGAGATCAAACGTGCAAATGCCGCAAAAGCTCAGACTCCTCCTGTAAACCCATCACCTGCTCCTGAAGCTGAGCCGGCAAGAGACAGTGCCGGCAGATTTGCGAGACGTGGGCCGTCACAGACCGGTACCGATCCTGCTCCTGCGGATGATCTCACTGCACGTGTTGGTGCAATGATTGACAATCATCCTGCTGTGAAGGCGGCAAAGGAATACACGGAGAGGATGCGTGAGGCTGAGGTGAGATCCGCTTTTGCGGAAGATCTTGCGAAGATCACCGAGATGGATCCTTCGATACAGACGGAGGAAGATCTTCTTGCGCTCCCCGAGCATGATCTTATTCTCGGGCTCGTGAATAAAGGATATTCCCCCTCCGATGCATACAGAACGGTATTCTTTGACAAGATTACCGCTGCGGCAGTGGAGAGAGGAAAGAGACAAGCTGCCTCCCAGGCTGCATCTACGGCCCATCAGGTACCGGATAAGGTAAGAGGCGGCGAAGGTATTGTGGTACCTTCCGATATTATTGCAAAGTACCGACAAATGTTCCCCGGCATTACGGATGCCGAGATCGCTAAACATTATGCAAAGTACAAATCAAATCAAAAATAACGAAAGGAATAATTTATGGCAGTAATTTTTGACGAAGCTTCCGGCGTTGCGAATTCCGTCTATGGTAATTCGCAGGCCCCTATTCAGCTGTTTATTGAGAAGCAGGACAGCGTCCTTGAGAAGGAGAGCATGCTTCCCAACATCTTCAAGATGGAAAAATCCTCGCACTGGGCTGAGAAGAGAACCGGCATGACCGCTATGAAAGGATTTCTCCCCGTTGGTGAGAACGGCGCAGCTCCTGAGGACACTATGCAGGAAGGCTTTTCTTCTATCCTCGTCAACATGACGTGGAAGAATGAATTTGCTGTAACCGAGGAGATGGTTGAGGATTCTCAGCTCATCGACTTCGAGTCTGCTCCCATGAGCTTTATCGACGGCTACCACACAGCAAGAGAAAGTTTCGGTGCGAATATCCTTGCCGGTGCTGTGATGAACGGCGGTACCGCTAACACGAAGATCACCATTAACGGCCATGATTTCTCCACTGCGGGTGCTGACACAAGGAACTTCTTCGCTCCCGATCATCCTTCTATAACGGATGCGATACCTGTTCAGTCCAACTGCTTCAAGGACGAGTTCTCCGAGGATGCTCTGTCTTACATTGAGTGCGCTATGCGTGGATTCAAGGGTGACAGCGGTAATCTGCTTAACATCGTCCCCGACACCATCATCATCCCCGATAGCCCTATGCTTCTGAAGAAGGTATTCGCTGTTATCGGCGCGGACAAGGAACCTACAAGCTCCAACAACGGTTTCAACTACCACTTCGGCCGTTGGAACGTTATCCTCTGGAAGCATCTCGATCAGTTCCTTGAGTCCGGTGTTACTCCTTGGATGGTGATGTCGAGCAAGTACAACCAGAACTATGCAAGTGCTGTGTTCCAGGACAGACGTGCTCTTAAGATCAGATCCTATATCGAGGACAAGACTGACGCCAACATCTGGCACGGTACTGCGAGATTTACCGCAGGCTTCCACGATTGGAGAGGCTTTGCCGTCGGCGGTGTTCCTACCGGTTCAACTCTGATCGGAGCGTAATTTCATACATATGGGAGAGAGGCTATGAAGGTAAAAGAACTTATTGCTTACGCAAGGGGGGTGAGACCGGAGTCTCCCTCCCATGCTTTTTCAGATGACGTTCTGCTTATCTGGATAAATGAGATCGAGGGAATGGTTCAGACCGAGATCCTTCTCATGTCACCTGCGGATGCTATAACCTACACCATGGATGATCTTGAGACGGAGCTTCTTGTGACGGAGCCACACTCGAAGATCTACCGTGCGTACCTTTGCTCTATGATAGACTTTGAACGCGGTGAGTATAACACGTATTCAAACTCGGTGGAGCTGTTCAGAGAATGGTGGAATGAATATGCGGCATGGTATGCTATGATGTACGATCCTGCATCAGGGAAAGGAGAACTTATGGGGTATTATATTTCAGCTTACGCTATTGCGGTAAAGCACGGATTCACGGGTACAGAGGAGGAATGGTTGGAATCACTCCGGGGAGGCGGTCCGGGTACAGATCTATCCGATTCCGTTCCAATTATGGACGGCACGGCTGCTTCCGGAATATCGCCTGAGGCAGCTCGTGCAGATCATGTGCATCCTATCGACACGTCAAGAATGCCAAGTCCGGCAAACATAGAGGCACTTGGGGAAGAAGATGCTCTCGGATTAAATTGGATCATGGGAGCTAAACCAGACGAAACCCCCGTAAAGCTGCCATGGTCGGAGCTTCTTGATCTGGTGAAATTAAATGTTGAAGGTGTATATTACAGAGATGAGGATGGAAATAAATATGCATCTTTGAAAAAACTCGCGGATGATACAACGCTTCTTACTGAAGAGGATAGAGAAAGTATCATAAGAGAAGCACAAGAAACATTTGAGGTAGAGGAAGTTGACCTTACAGGTCTTGCAACTGAGGAATATGTACAGGAGTATGCACAGCCAAAAGATGACTATGCGTTAAACAGCGATGTAATTGAACTCGGAAGCACGCTCTCCTCCGCGATCGCAGAAAAGGAGCAGCTCGCCCCCGAATTTGCAAACGACATCTCGGAATGCACGGACACATCAAAGCTGTACGTGCTTCCCGATGGGTACATCTACGCATATAAGAGGATAATCTACCCCGGCGGAGTTCCGCAGTTTACGAATCAGGTAGATCCCTCAACCGCAAACGACACATCACCCGATACCACACTGTCGGGGGATGAGTGGCTGAACGGATACCGTATTGCGACCAAGGCGATAAGCGAAAGAAAGGGAATCGTCGTGA